AAGAGTTAGAAAACAAAATGAAACAAATTTTAGAAGATTACTCACAGATTATAGATGTCACCCCCGACCCAAAGAAGATCGAGGGTGATAAGAAAAAAGATTAGTCTTGATCGTCGTCTTCAATGTCAGCATCCTCATCCATTTCTGGTTCATCTTGAACATCCAAGACTTCTTTGATGTCAGCGATATCATTCTCTAACTTTTCAATCTTGTCTTCGAGCTCTTCAATTTTATTTTTGTGATCTTCCATGATTTTCCCCTCCTTTTTATCGGCGTCATTAAAGATATTCTCCCAGTCAAAAGCAATCATTTAATTTAAAATTTTTTCCATTGAAACAATGCAACCCATAGGAAATATGTTAGTGTCACTAAATACTTCATCTGTTTCATCATAAGAACTAAACGTAATTAAGAACTTCTTACTCTTCTTAAACACATAGGCTTGCGTAATCATTTTAGAAATAGGTAACTTCAACATTTCATCTTTAGTTTTGTGCCCCGCATCGCCGGTGATGTCGAGCCACTTGATTGTATAGAAGTAATACTTCTTTTTATTGATTATTGCATGTTTGTATCTTTTTTTCCTTTTCATAAAATGTCCTTTTTAGATCCTAAAATGTCTTCTATATAGTAATATTTACCACAAAATGTCTAGTTTGACCCCTAAAATGTCCACCTAATGCCCATATTTGTACGTCGTTATTGACTTTTTTACACTTTGGACATTTTACAAATAAATATATTTTTTAAAAAAATAAAAAATTTGTGAAAATAATTACTATAGTGTCTAATTAATTGCCACATTTACGCCATAAACTCGCTGCAATATTGCCATTCTTGACTCGGCTTCTTCTATTTTGCCCAATAACTTATCAATCTCGCCAGTAACATCTATGTGTTCTGGAATGATCCTAGTCTCTGTCATCAAGATAGTTATCTTAGCACTAGCGTCAGCGATGTCTGCTTCATATTTCTTTAATAAAGCGTCGTATATAATCTTATGCGCCATAGTATGCTCCTTCCTTTTCATCTGTTTCGTAGTATTGGTCTAGTCTTCTTAAGAAGTCGTGCTTTGCTTTTCGTAAATTAAGCCCGTCAATCTTAAATTCTTGGTAATATAAGTCAGGAGTACATACCATTATCACACATTGTTCAATGTTAGAGCCATGTACTTGGTCGTGTGCCATAGCGTATGCTGCTGCCTGCAACTTGTAATCTCCTATCCACTCTTCTCTCTTGGGTCTGTTTGCTTGCTTGAAGTCAATAACAGTTTCTTTGTCGTTGTGTATTCCAACTAAGTCTGTAGAGCCTGCGTAGAGGCCTGGATAATATAGTGTAACCTCAGAGCCGAAAAAACCAGAAACAGGAGCTAGTCCTACCTCTATGACCTTCTGAGCCATACGTTTCGTCTCTTTACCCAATTCAGTAAGGTCCTCATAACCTCTGCCAAGAACGTAGTTCTCCAGGTATTTGTGCATCGAAGTTCCTCTAACAGCACTTGCATTTTTAATTCTTTCTGCCTCTTTTTCGCCAACTTTCTTTTTCCAGTCTTTAAGAAATGTATCATCTTTTGTCCTCCCTAATATTGTTGTAACAGATGGTAGCCTTTGACCAGCAACATCATAGTTCCGTGATCCGTTGTCCATGAACCGTGTACCCTGTACATAGGTATACCTATCTATCTTTTTTATCATGTCTTAATTTATGTCGACCCATGTACCAATCACCTGCTTCATAGTTCCATCGTTTACCGTGATGGCCTCTTACATCAGCAATCCACATCCTAAATCTCACTATCAGTTTTTTTAACTTCACGTTCCTCTCTATCTTTTACATACTCCGGCCCAAACCTGGATATATTATTCAAGGGCGCCGAATCATGGATGTTACCGGACACTGATATTCTAGTACAATCAGATTGAAAAGGACTTACCCAATGTTTTAACCACGCTGGGAATATAAACATTTCACCTTGCTCTGGAAAATGAGACATATAAGTTATAGCATCTCTAGTTCCTTCACCGTATAAAAATTGTATACCACCAGGACCACAGCTTCTGCCTTTATACTTCTCGTTTTCTTCTTTTAATTTTTTAGGTATCTCGCAATAAATTACAAAGGACAACTTACCATCGTGATCGTGTGGTGGATTAAACTCATTATGTTTCTGGTAATTAATCCATAACGCACTCAACACATATTCTGGTGCTTTGTCTATTTTCTTCCTCGTATACGACTGCCACGCCTGATCGTAGATACCAAGACAATTAGCCATATAAGGCAGTATTTTAGCCTTAGATTCTTCACTATACGCTGTCTCCTTCTCAATTTGACCTGCAAGTTTACCCCGCATATCTAATTTATTCTTCTCTCCTTCGCTCAGTAACAACTTCCTAAACTCTTCCGAGATCTTCATACGTACAACGCATGGACCCCAGTTAAACATATCAACTTTAATTTTTTCTTTTGCCATATCCTGTTCCTTCCTCTCTGTTTTTCCATCGCTTGTTCCAGCCATAGACGTTCATTTTACTACCATAGTGCTCAAAGAATCTGTAATAAACATCTTTGGTTTTCTTCCAAAAATATAAAACATCATCTATCGCATCTGGTATTGTTTTCATAATAGTATAGCTCCAATAACAAAACCTATCACAAAGCCAATAATACCTTCTCTGTAATAGATAGACCAGAACTCTAACTTCTCTTTAATCTTTTTCATTTTTTCCTTTAAAAAACTTTTTACAATGCTCTGCAAATTTCTCATCATCTAATTGTTCAGCAAACATTTTAAGTATGGCTTTGTATGCACCGCCGCTTTTGTAATCATCGCTGATTGTTTTATCTTTAAATACATTATCGTCAGCGGGGACACTACGTCTAGTACTCTCCCCATCTGACGCCGGGCTTCGTCGCTCCCCTTTC